TCTACGTTAAATTCAAATGGTATTAGTCTGGTAAAGTTTGCACTTGCTTTGACTGTATTAACGTATTTCGTTCCAGGCCTTCTTGATGCTCCACCATGAGGATGAATTAAGAAGTTCTGTAACTTTTTACAACCATTAAAATACTTACTTACATCTGTTCTACCCTCTAATCTGGGTGACAATTCTCCAGCTGTAAAATTATTAAATGGTGGTGAAGCTTTCGCCATCTATAATCTCGCATTAATAAAGGTGTTAGCTGAGATAACCTCGCTATCTGCAATGGATGAAGTGTTTACAGTATTACCTTCAGTTGCATCTACGAACCTAGCTTCTTTAAGTTTTTCTCTGTAAAGAGTGGATAGTTGAGCCGCTAAAGTTATACTTCCAGATAAAGGATAAGCTATATCTGCGGCTAACGCTGCAACGATTGTTTCAACTAATAACATATCGTATTGATTTGTATCAATAACCCTTGCAACAAAAACAACATTAAGAGGTGTTTCATCAGCTAAAACTTTACGACCTTCAACTTCAAATTTAATATCTGCATCAGAAAGCTTGAGTATTCTCAAGCAGTAAGGATCAGTTGGTAATGTAAACTGATAAGCGTAAGTAAAGCTAGGAGCGGTGGCATCTGGTGCTAAAGCTTGCCTTGATATTAAACAGTTCCAAGGGTGCGCTCTAAAAACACTATCTCTTATAAACTCATATCTTTGATTACAAATTCTTGCAGCCTTACTATCTTCTGTTAAAGAGATAATATTAGATGCACCAATTTGATTTAAAGCTGAGTTACATAGTCCAACGATTGAAGCCATAATAAATTCCTATAAAAAAGGACAGCATAGAAATATGCTGTCCTTAAAGTTTAGTTTACAACGTATTGGATCATGAAAGCCATATCACCAGCGCTACCACCAGCAGCATCAAATGTTGCCGCTATATAGTAATATCCGCCTGGATCAACAGTATCACCAGCTTGAACATGAAGTCTTTGTCCAGTAGTTTCCAAACCTAGAGCTTCGTAACGTAGTTCTGCAATAGCAGCTCCATCCGCAACAGAAGTGGCAAAGATGTCAATGTCCTTAACTGCACCAGCACTTGTGTATATACCAATATCATAAGTACAGCTGCCGCCTAGTGCATCAGATCCAACTTGGATTGAAGTCACAACAGCTTGGCTTGGGATTGGTGCAAGCATAACAATATCTGCATTACCAGTATCACCAGCTGCCAAAGCCACGTTGCCTTGAGCAATACGAACTGAACCACTTAATAATGCGGCATCATTCATTACGATTGGAGAAGCTTCATAGTTCGCTATGAGCGTTGAGTTTTTTGTAGTCATATCAAATACTCCCTATTAAGCTGATTCATCACAAAGGACAGAAACCACTTTAGCTTCTTCCATTCGTGTCGAACCAAAGGTTGAACAATAAAAGACTTGAGTTGCATAAGACTTATCTGCACGCTCATCAATCTTCGCCATAACATCTTTTCCAACAGCTAATTTGACTCCATCTTCAGCCCATGCAAAACAAGTTCTGATGTTAGAAGCCACAGCTAATCTTGTAGACATGATGAATTTGAAACCCATAAAAGTATCAACTTCACCTTGAACAAGCGCTTTAATGTTAGAAAAATCGCTTGATGTTACCTGGGTTGTACCAAGTAAAGCTTCAACTTGCGCTGGAGCTACAGCAATATATCTTGCGATAGAAGCATCAACAGATCCCTCATCTAAGATTTTCTTTGCTTGGATAAGCTTTGCGACTGTTAAATCAGCAGATCCATGAGCAATAATATTGCCAGAAATCATGTCTGTGTCTGCTGATCCACTACTGCCAGTTTTTGAAGTTCCAGTAGCCGCTGAGATAATTGAATCATCCATAGCTCTACCCATTGCAGCTGCGGCTGCTTGAGCATAAGTTGATGTAGGATCAATTAACATACGAACCTTGTCACTATCGTCTATCAGATCCGCCCACTCGTATGTATCCATTGTCACCATACGTCTTGAGTGTGGTGTGTCTTGGATCATTGTATCAGCGTGTCTGCTAGTTCTTTTGATAGCAGCGCTGCTGCCCACTTGGTCGAAAAATGCTTTCTCACCAGTTACAGATTCTTCAGAAACAGCACCACGTAGCAGCGAACCTTTTTGCTGCGACAATAGCTGTACGTTAGAACTAAACTGATTTACAAAAGCTGTTGTAATTTGTGTACTCATAACACAAGCTCCTTATAAAAGTTAAAATGATAACGCTACCTGGAGAATCCAGACGTAAGTTTGATTATTTTTTGCGAGGGCCACCGCTTATCTCGACTACTTTGCTAGTGTCTTTTTTTAGAGCGCCTTTCGGCTTATCCCCTTGTTTACACCATTGCAAATACTTATCAGCTCGTTCAAGAGGATTGTCTATTATCCTACCAGATCCAGTTTCTAAAACCATTCTTAGAACTTCAAGCTTAAATTCTTGTTCGTCATCCATTTAACATCTCCCTATATTTCATTGCTTCATCAACATAAAAGTTATGCTGGGGGTGTTTAGCATCCCAATAAGGTGTGCCAGGATCAGTATATTCTGCTAACTTTGTTTGAACTTCTTGTAGACCCATTGCACCACTAGTTTTAACGCCCTCTAAACTATCTTCACCAATCTTTTGTGTGATGTATTGTCCAACATTAACGATCATTTTAATGACTTCTGGATGATCGCCTAACCTTCTGCCATCAGCTAACTGTATTTCAGCTATGTCTGGTTGCCCAAACTGAGATAAAACACCATTGCCAACTTTCATTCTATCTTCAAAAGCCGCACCATATTCTTTTTGCAGCTCTAAAGATCCCTTTTCCACTTCAGCTAAGACCTTACTTTCATCCAAACCAAAGCGACTATTGTTCATTTCATTAAAATCACTCATTAAAACTTGCGCTTGGCGAGGAGTTAACCCAGCTTTGTGAGCTGTATTACCAAACCAATCCATCATATCTTGGTCTACTTGCTGACCTTCTTTGATTGATGATGCTAAATTATATTCTTCAGCTTTTGCTGGCCGACCAAGCTTATCATACACAGCTGACCAATCATCATCAGTTGCGTGTTTGCCTGGTATAGCAACTTTATCTGCACCAATCATTGATTGTGCGTTAACATAACTCTTAGCAAGACTAGGAATGTCTTGTATTGTCTCTAATGATTTATGACCTCTAATTTCTTCTGGGATTTCTGAGCGCCAATCATTTTGTACTGGCTCAACAGACGTTGCTTGTCCAGTTTCTTCTACTACTGGAGCATCCGCTACCTGTGTTTCTTCACTCATGTTTCTACCATATCCTCTCTTTTAAGTTGTTCTTTCAGCATTGATTTTAAAAATAACACTACAGTTCGCTGACCTTCTCTGTAGGCTGTCTCGCATGGATCAACTGAAAAAGTAGATCCGTTAACATGATATCTGGCTTCTAAATCGGCTAAGATAGCTTGACCATCTTTTGTGTTTAGAATTAATTTATAAGCGGCTCTTAATTCTTCTAAGGTCATTGCGTAGCCTTTAGCATTGGCGCTGCTGCACCAGCTGATTCAGCCACTTGTTGCGCTTGATCTAATTGAGCTTGCTGTTCTTGTTGAGCTTGCCTTTGCTCTCTTATTTCTGAAACTTCTGACTGACTTCTAACCGCCTTTGCTGGAACAGATAGAGTGTTTATAAGATGCTTAACAAGATTATCTGTGTCTATGTAATCCATTACACCAGGATCAATCTGTGCAAGCGGCTGAGTTAACTCTATAAACTGTAATGCCGACTGAACATCACCAGCTTTTTGAGCTTTAGCGAGTGGCGATACATACTCTATATCAAAATCTTGACCTTCTATTAGTTCTGGTGCTGGCTTAAAAGCACCTTGTCTTGATAAAAGATTGTAACATCTTGTGATTAATGGCTGTAACAATTCAGCTTGTAGCCTTCCTAATACTGGCCCTAGCAATCTCATCTTTTCTTCAGTTCTTTGAACAACCTCTGTTGCTGTCATTTGAGGACCTTGACCTAGAATTAATTGGTCAACGTAAAAAGACGATTGGATAGCCTTTCTACGTTGTTCTTCCATAGCAAGACCTATGGGATTATTCGCACCAATATTTAATGGCTCTAGTCGATCTCTAGTTCCAGATCTATAAAAGTTAAGGCCGCCTGGAACAGTTCTGATGGGGAGAATAAAGCCATCATCTGGTACAAGTAAGGGAGGATCTACTTGTTTCTGGGCAGCCCTAATTGTTACCTCAGACATTTTATTAAGCATTTTAATATCAGCAAGAGCTGTCATAGCTGGGGATCTACCATAACCAATCTCAAAGCTTGCCTTTAAAAACCTCGGTGAACAATAAGGAAACTCATCAAAACCACCTTCTGACAACACAGTTTTTTCATCTGGGTCTAAATAAACAGAAGCTATTGGTTTATTTTCTGCATCAACTTTAGTAACATCCCTTTCATCTCTGGAATAAACAGCATGAAGCAAGGTCATCATCTCGTATGGGTTTTCTTTTTCCTTTTTTAGTATCTTAGATGTCATGTTTTCAGCGCCAAAGCGATTAACTGCGGCTCTTAATGGCATTTTAAACTTACGAAAAACTGTATCCACCCTACCTTTATCGTTTTCAGTTATGTAACATTCGGATATATGCCTAGTTGAAAAGCTTAAATCAAACTCATCATCAGCTTCAACGAACATAACCGCTGTACCAAAGGTAATTAAATCGTGATAAAGCTCATGGATCTGTTCATTAAAGTTTGATCTGGAAAAAGCGCCATACATAACACGCTCAACATCACCTATCCACTCTCTCGCTTCATCTATTGTGTTGTATTCATCATTCTGAAACTGCAACGAGAACCATTTGGTACTCATATTAGTTAACATTCCATGCAAACTAGCGGCTAATAACTCCGCTGCAAGACCAGCAGTACCATCAAAAATGTTTTCAGTTCGCTTATCACCAGCGGATCTAACCTTATTAATATCCGCTTTTCTTGGAACAACGTAATCACCGATCTCTTGCCAATGGGATTCCCAAGTTGCCCTTTGGTTTTCAAGCGAACCAAATCGTTTCATTAATTCACTAGCTAATACATCAGCCATATTAATTTCCTAATAAAGTTTTTCTTTTAATTGGAGCTGAACCTAATAAACCTTGTGAAGATGTGTTAACTCCACTACTTTTACCTCGACTCCTTGCGTATAACTTTGGTGCAAGTGACGGAGCGCCACCACGAACCGCACTATTTGGCGTTACTCTTGTGCTATTTGAAACTGTGTTTGACACACCTCTTGTCTTTACTGCCGAGCCTGGCCTTCCACTAGATCTATTATCACTTCCATCACCACCAGCTGTAGGATCGCCAAAAGGGTTGAACTGATTTTCACCAGAATAAACTGTTGAACCTTTCCCAAACAAACCTTCTCCAAGAGTGCCTTTAACAGCGCCATCTCCGTAAACTGGGCTTTCACCTCTTTGTAATCTTTGTTGTAATTGAGAAGCGCTATATTTATTCATTAACGATAACGCTCCAACACCAGGTATAAATTGATCCAAAAGCGAATTACCAGTAATCGTAGAGTTCATACGTTGCGTTAAGCCTGTGCTACCTGCAAAGTCTCCATAAAGGGATTCATTCCTAGAAACATTACCTTTTTGCTTAGTAAAATCGCCATAAAGGTTTTGATCCAACATAGGATCTGTATCTGTGGTCGGTGAACCAGGATCGCTTGTTTCTGCTGCCATTATTTATTTGATCCCAACAAAGATTTATATTCTATAGGCGCTTCAGTAAGCAAACCTTGAGAACCAGTTAAAATAGTTTTGTTTCGACTAACTCGTTTACGATCTTTTCTTTTATTCTCCACCTCATCAACAGACGTAACCACACTATCTGGCACAACATCCATAGGCGGTGCGGGTGGTGGTGGCTCAACTGGTGGCGGTGCTGGAACGCTTGGTGATAAAAAACTCATTAAATCGCAACTCCTAATGGATTATAATTACTATCGGCTAAAACTTGTGGTGGTCGCTCAAACCCTCTATTTTCTTTAATACCAACTGCAAAATACCTAAAAGCATCAGCTGCATGACTAGCCCAATCATGTACTGGACTATTTCTAAAAGTCCTTAATCTCTCATTATAAGCTCTATGATACTGCCTTAACGCTTCTAACCCTGCTTTGGTGTTTGCTTGGTCAAACCAACAACGAGATATAATAAGCTGCGCAGCATGGATACCATCCTCAACTGGCAATTTCGGAACAACCTTAAAGTTAATGCCCAAATCGTATGCGACCTCTCTCCTCGACTTGCCAGAACCAAGCTCTCTAACCTCAATGTCATGCGGAGCGTTGTGAGTACCATAAAAATAACCCTTACTTGAAAGTACCTTCGCATAATGCGGCAACCCTTCATTTCTATTTTCATAATAATCTATAACGTGAATGGCTCTACCAACAGTCTGAGTAAACCAAACAGCGGTGCTATCACCAATACCAAGATCCCAAAACGTATCCACCTTATGCGATTCATCATAGGGAACATTTCCTATGCGCCCACTTTCTTGAGCCGCTTGCAACTCTTTTCCAAAAATAGCTCCAGGCACATTAGCCACCCAAGAACATTCAAACTCCTGGTCAAATTGATCGACACTCATCATAGACTTAGAAGCCGCTAGTTCTTCAGCATCAACAATGCCAGTTTCACTTGCCTTATAAACCGCAGTAAACCAATCATCACTCGCTTGAGCCGCTTCATATAAATCAAAGAAAGCGTTATGCCCTCTTGGCGTTCCAATAAAAAAAGCAAACGTAGGTATATCTTTCGTATTCCTATCAGATAAAGCTGGTCTTAAAACTGTAGGAAATAAACTCTCTGGCACATCTGCCATCTCATCAATACAACAACCATCAAGGTAAATTCCCCTCAGAGAATCAAAATTCTCAGAACCCAACAACTGTATCCTTGCACCATTAGGCAAGTCACATCTAAGCTCTGTTTCATGGAACGAAACCATAGGCACTTTAGAAGCAAACTCTTTCAAATAAGACCAGGCCACCATCTTAGCCTGCCTATAAGTTGGCGCTATATAAGCGTACCTCGGATTGTTCCTCGTATTCAGTATAGCAGCCCTTAACAAGTGGTTTATAGCCATGACAGTCTTGC